CCAAGTCATCATGATCCCCATATGGAAAAGCTGCACACTCTTCAACCACCTCTTCTGCAAATTTTTCATCAGGTGCCCATACCATACCAGATTCGAACAAAGGTGCAACTGCATTTACTCTGGCATGCTTATCGTTTCCTTTTGATGGAGTGTAGTTAACTACAGGTATACCCATATTCCTTAACTCATACGTTAGTGGCAATCCACTAGCTTTTGCTTCAATCAACACAGTTTCTGGCTTCCAGTAATCATACTGCTCTTTTGCAACACGTCTTAGTTCTGGAAACTCGTATCTACCTTTTAATGCATCAACTAATATCAACTGTTGTGGGCTATCCTCAGATTCTCTAAAAACACCCCATGTAGTTATTGCAGAGTAATCTGCTGTTTCCTTTTTCATAAATGCTGTATCGTAAGATTGTATAACGTGTTCTAAAGGAGGCATCTCATCTTTCTCCCAAACGTTCCACCACTCTCGTTTTATAATGGCTCCTTCTTCAGACGTTGGGTTTTGCATCCATTGCGCGTTCCACTTACCAATACTTAATGAAGCTTTAACAGTTTCAAGTTCTTTTAACTTCCAATACTCTGGCCACACAGGTTTATTACTTGGCATGATAGCAGGAAACTCTATCAACTCCCACTGATCTGACTTTGCTTCTTTTTGATGTTTTAATAACTGACCTGTTAGATCTTTAACATTCCATCTTGTCATTACACAAACGATAGCACCGCCTGGCTGTAAACGCTGTCGTGGTCCTGATGTATACCACTCATACGCTCGCTCCAACGCTGTCATGTTCATAGCGTCTTGCTCAGAGTGTGGATCATCAATGATAAGCAAATCTGCACCACGACCAGTGATTGCACCACCGACACCAGATGCAAAGTATTCACCACCTTGTGCTGTCTCCCAACGTCCTGCTGCCTGACTATCTTCTCTAAGTCTTGTCTCAAATACTTTTTTATAATCTTCGCTGTCCATTAGTGTTTTAGCTTTACGCCCGAATCTAATTGCTAGTTCCCCGGTGTGGGTTGTTTGAATAATTTTAAGTTTAGGATTACGCCCGATCATCCAAGCGGGTAGCAAGGAGCTAGCGAACTCTGACTTAGTATGCCTTGGCGGCATATTAACAATCAGTCGCTTAATCTTGCCTTGTGCTATTTGATTAAACTTATCTCCTATAATCTTATGGTGTCGTCCCTCTATAAACTCAGGCCACATGTGTTTGGCAAATGACAGGAAGTCGTCTTTGACTTTGAGAATCTTTTTCTTTTCGTCGAGCTTCAGGTACATCTTCATGAAGTCTTTCTTCACGTCAGGTGGGAGCTTTTTTATTTTATCTAAATCAATTTGCATTTTGAAAAAAATTTTTTGTAAAATTTTTTGGTTAATGTTTCCAACGATCGTTAATTTATTCGGTATTTGTATATAAATCAATAATGATTTTGGGGAGGTAAACCCTGTAAATCCGACATTATATACTAACATTTAGCTACATACATACGAAAAAAGAAATAAGGTGCTTCGCTCTCTAATCTTTTTGGTGTCGCTTTGGTACCTCTATCGAGGCACAACCACAGGTTGTAGGACCAGATATAAAAAAACCCGCCACGTGTAGCACGTGGCGGGTAGCGTGGAACGAGTTAAAAAGATTTAAATATTTTCTAAATAACTAAAATAACGCCAGATAAAAAAGATACCTATGAAAGTTATTGAAGGGCCTAGCCACATTGGAAGGCCCATTGAATAGGACGTGATTGAAACAATCACACCTAAAACACTTAAAGCAAAGCCACACAAAAGGGCCATTAATAATAAAACCTTAACCATTGAAATTAAACTCCATTTGATTAGGATTTATTTCTGGTTGATTTTCTTCAACAACAATTATATGATTTAATTTTCTGTCTAAATAATAACCAGCATAATCTCTACCAAGTTCATTATTTACTCCATAAATTATTTTATCAGAATTTTCTTTTCTTCTGTAATAATTTACAGCAGTTAAAAGTTCATAAAGTTCTTCAATACTAAATGAAACATTTATTTTTTTTTTCATTTTTCCACCTTTCATTTTTATAAGATTTTATAGGACAGATAATTTTTATAGTCAAGATAATAATAAATTATCTTTTAGAATGATTCTAAAGTAGCGCGCTTCTAGTTTCACGTGAAACAATTTAGACGCGAGTTGCTTGTAGCCAGTAAGTTTTAACCAGTATCGAGTGGCGGGTGTCCGCAAGATAAATGACTTTCAATAACTTCTAGTTTGTAATGATTATAAACTACAAAAACAATAGTAATTATGGTCTTAATAAGTCTAAATATTGACAGAAAAAAAATTTATTTTTTAGAGTACAAAAAGACTTGCAATCAATTAAAAAATAAGTATTAATTATGGGATATTAACTTAACAAATAGGAGTATATTAATATGAGTAAATCAACATATCCAACTAAATACCAGTTGGAACATTTAAAAAAGCGTATCAATCAAGAAATAGACCCGTTAATAGAACAGGCTGAATTAAGCGTAAAATCTATTGTTGCGGATTTAACTGAAAGCGCTGAATTAAAGTTAGCCAAAAAGATAAAAGCTGATGTTGTTATAGAAGAACTAGAAGGCGCTATTGCTGAACTAGAAATAAAACAACGGAAAGCCCAGACGTTTTTTGGTAAAATAAAAGACCCTCAATTAAAAGATAAATTAGGTTATAAATTCGATAAAAATGATCGAGACAGTTATTATCGGTCTGGTTATGATCGAGGTATAATGCCCGAAGATTGCCGAGATCAATTAAGAAGTTGGGCGCAATACTTGGCCGAAATCGAGGCCGAAAAAACACCCGAGGGCGCAAGGGTTAAGGAATTAAAACTGTATAAACAAAGCGCTATCAATTCAGTTTTTGAGTGTGGCGTCCCTGAGCAATTAAATATCGTACTTGAGAAGGTTTTAAACGGTGTCGGAATTGTTTGGAATAAAACTAAGGCGCTACAGTTAGAAAATAAAGGATATAATTAATATGAAATATATAGTTATCGAAAAATGGCAATATAAAAACTGTAAGCCTACCTATTATTTAAGGGAAATTTGCGAAAGTTTAAAAATTGCCAAAGAAAAAAAGCAAGCGTATGAAGTGTTAAAAAATGACGAGGATCATACTCTTTATATAGTA